TATTATACCTAGATGCAGCAAATCCCAAGAGTTATTCTGATGGTGATACCACTTGGAGCGATATGCTTGGTGGTAATGATATAACACTTACAGGTGGACCTTCTTTTGATTCCACTGATGGTGGTGGAAGTATAGTTTTTGATGGTTCAAATGATCAAGGAACTAATGATTCTTTTAGTATTGATAATATAGATGATAATGGTGGTAGTCTTGAAGTATGGTGTAAGATTACTGATACTTCTGGTTACAGACATATTGCTGGTTGGAGATCCAGCACTGATTCATTCTATATGTTATTAATGAGTAGTGATGGGAGAATGGAAGCAAGAACAGAATATTCTAACACTACTGTAGATATTGTCACTTCTGATTATGGAACATCATTTTGGGCAAATAATTGGAATCATATAGTGTTTACCCTAAACCGAAGTGATAATAAAACTAGATTTTATTTAAATGGTTCTTTGGTGGAGACTTCTACTAACACAGTTGGTGTTATAGAATCTAATAATTCATTTGAATTAATGAAGCCTGATGATTTACCTTCTGCGGTTGCTGGTGGTAAACTTTCCCAAGTAAGAGTATATGGTGGAAAAGCATTATCAGCAGCAGAAGTAAAACAAAATTATGATGCACACAAAGGGAGGTATGGATTATAATGGCTTGTCATTCAGGACCAAATATTGTAAAAGATGATAGTCTTATATTTTATTTGGATGCAAAAAATACTGAAAGTTATTCTGGTAGTGGAACTTGGAATGATTTAAGTGGTTTCGGAAATAGTGATAATGCAACAATAGATGGTGCTACTTTTAATAGCGAAGGATTTTTTGATTTTGATGGAACGAATGATAATGTCAAAATTGCCTACACAGGAGATAGTGATGTTAATGATACTTTATTCAACGGATCTAATAAATTTACTATAGAGTTTTGGTTTAAGGCTGATAATTTACCTGCTAATGGATCAACCTCTCAGTATTCTCAAATGATTTTTGGTGGTGGAGATCGTGCCTTATTTGTAACTTTTGGTGATACTTTGGATGATAAAGAAGTTGGTATACGGATGAATATAGGGGGTAGTTGGTATAGTCCAGTTGGAACTGGTGCCGATAGTATTGAAAATAATAGGTGGTATAATTTATTAATAACTTATCATAATAGTGATGGATGGGTTTTGTATTTAAATGGACTTCAAAAAGCAACTTCATCATCAGCGGATCATATAGGAACTTTTAATAACTATGGTTATGATAGTAGTTATAGACTTATAGGTTGTTTAGTTGATAATACATCATCGTCATCATATAGTGATAGATTTTTTGATGGTAAAATACCAATATGTCGAATTTATAATAAAGTTTTAACCGCATCAGAAGCTAAACAAAATTATGATGCTATGAAATGGAGGTATAACTTATAATGGCAACAGAATATAATAGTTCTAAAATAGTTACTGATAGTCTTTTTTTCTGTACAGATGCAGCAAATACCAAAAGTTATTCTGGTAGTGGAACTTGGAATGATTTAAGTGGTAAGGGTTTTACTGGAACATTAACAAATATGACTGCTTCTAATCATACTTCTGGTGTATCTGGTTATTTTACTTTTGATGGAACTAATGAGTCAGTAAGTTTTTCTGGTAGTGCAAAAGTAAGTATACCACCTCTTACAATAAGTGCGTGGATAAAGAGAGATGGAAATCAAGATAGTTGGGCTTCTCCAATAACTGGTAGACAAACTAGTCCATCAAGTCATTGTTTTAATTTTAATGTATATAACAATGATGAATTAAGATATAATTGGGAAAATCAGAGTGCTTCTTGGAATTATGATGCAAGTATTACCATTCCTAATAATGAATGGGTTATGTGTGCTGTTAGTGTAACTTCATCTGCAGCAACTCTTTATATGTTTAAATTAGATGGAACAATTTCATCAGGAACTAATACAACGACTCATAATTCAGGAACTTTTCCATATGATGCTGCTGGAGAATTTAACATTGGTCAAGATAATAATGGTGGAAGTAGATATTTTGATGGAGATGTTTCTATGGGTTTAGTTTATAGTAGAGCACTATCACAAACAGAATTGAAACAAAACTTTGATGCAACTAAACACAGGTATGAATGATAAATATTAAAAAATACCTAGTGACTTCACGAAGACGGTAAGATGGCAATTAAGATTTCAAATTCCACTATTATTGATGATAGTAGGCAAATAGTTAATGCAGGTATCATAACTGCAACAAAAATAGTCGGAACCGCATTAAGTATAAGTGGTATCGGAACAGTAGGGGATACATTAAAAGTAGGAACTGCCATCACTGCTTCAGTTGGTATCATAACTGCTACTTCATTCTCTGGTTCTGGTGCAAACTTAACAGGATTAACTGGTGCATCTGCAGCTACTTATGGTGATGCATCTAATGTAGCTCAGATTACTGTTGATGCTAATGGTAAGATTAGTGGAATTAGTAATGTTTCTATTTCTGGTGGTGGAGGAGGATCAACAGGTGTTGGTGGTACTTGGGCTACTAATGCAACTGGTATTAATACATCAAAAAATGTTGGAATAGGAACAACTACAGCATCCGACGCAACTCTTACTGTTGATGTTGGTACAGCATCTACAGCACTAGTAATTCAGGGTTCAGAAGGGCAATTATTCTCTGTAACCAATAGTCTCTCATCAGGTTCCATATTTTCTGTTAATGATATATCAGGTATACCATCAATAGATGTTGATGCTGATGGAACAATTCAGTTAGCACCTTTTGGTTCTACTGAATATGTGGGCTTTGGAACTACTAATCCTACAGCAAAACTTCATGTTATTGGTGATGTAAAGATTGGAACTGCCATCACTGCTCATGCTGGTATTATAACTGCCACATCATTCAGTGGTAAACTTAATAATTTAACTTTTCCATCCGCTAATGGTAGTGATGGTCAAGTATTAACTAGTGATGGAGCTGGAGTTGTACAATGGGAAGATGCGACTGGTGGTGGAGGAGGAGGTGGTGCCTCTGGAGTTTGGGAAACTAATACTACTGGTATTAATACATCCACTAATGTTGGAATAGGAACTACTACTGCATCTGATGCGACTCTTACTGTTGATGTTGGTACAGCATCTACAGCACTAGTAATTCAGGGTTCAGAAGGACAATTATTCTCTGTAACTAACAATCTCACATCAGGTTCTATATTTTCTGTTAATGATATATCAGGTGTACCATCTATAGATGTTAATGCTAATGGGGATATTCAATTAGGACCTTTTAATTCTACTGATCATATTGCAATAGGACAAACCAGTAGTGGAACAAAACTAGGTGTTAAGGGAAGTATATCTGAAAGAGTTTATGTAGTAGATGATGAACTATCTGATATAGCATCAGATAGAATTAATATTGATGATGGAAATGTACAATACTATAGTATTGCTGAAGATGGTGGTACTTTAACACCCGATATTACATCAACTAATGGACTTAATAATGATTTGGCAATAGGAGATTCTGTCACCGTTGTTGTTATTATAAAACCAGATAGTTCTGACGATAAGATTACTAATATTACGATAGATGGTAGTGCAGCTACAGAAGAATGGTTAGGGGGAAGTGCTCCAACTGGTGGTGCAAGTGGTAGTTATGATGTATACACATTTTTCATACTTAAAACTGCCAATGCAACTTTCCTTCCTCTTTGTAATAAAGTTAATTATGCATAATATATTATGACTCCTATCTCATCACTACTTGGAATGTCAGGACCTATTCCACCCTTTACTGCTTCGAGTGGAGGAGGTGGTGGATCTACAACAGCTACTTTTACTTGGAAATATCATATGCATGGATCTAATATGGGAGGATTAAAACTATATTGGAAGACTCAGCAGGCTGATAATGCTACTGCTAAAAGTGGAGGCACTCTTAATGAATTAGCTTTTACTGCGGATGGTAGTAGTGTGATGGGTTTATCTGGACAACAACAATCAGATGAAACAAGTGCATGGAAAAGTGCTAGTGCAGATTTATCATCTTATGCTGGAGAAACTGGAAGAATAGTATTTTTGTATTACAAAACTGCAAGTGGATATTTAGGAGATGCTGCCATAGATAATATGACCATGACAATAAATGGAAGTTCTACGAGTTTAGTTGAAGTAGGTAGTAGTACATCTACATTATGGTGGAGCACAGTGTATCCAGGAGTTAGTAGCTACACTAGTGTTGCAAATGCCGTTGCAGATTATGAAAATGGAATGTATTTTAATTATGTTAGAGACAGAAACTCTAACCAAACCACTACTGGAACTTGGTTCAAAGATGACGATTACACTCCTTCTACTGGCACTGGTCCTAGTGGGAGTGACAGTGGAGAACATTACATTTTCGTTGAAACTTCATCAGGTCAAGGATTGACTAGTGGTGCAAATAGATATACTTTTCTTGTAACTGAAAACACATTTACGTTATCATGATTCTATCAATTAGATATTAAAATTATGTCTGCTAATGATGTTTACTTAGGTAATCCTAATTTAAAAAAAGCAAATACTCAAATAGAATTCACGGAAGATAACATTCGTGAATTTTTAAAATGTAAAGCAGATCCGATATATTTTACCAGAAAATATATAAAAATTGTCTCTCTTGATGAAGGACTTGTTCCTTTTGATATGTATGATTTTCAAGAGAAGTTGATCAAAAGATTTCATGAAAATAGATTTAATATATGTAAGATGCCTCGTCAGACAGGTAAATCTACAACTTGTATTTCATATCTTTTACACTATGCAGTTTTTAATGATAATGTCAATATTGCTGTTCTGGCAAACAAAGCGTCCACGGCTAGAGATTTACTTGGTAGATTACAACTCGCATATGAAAATTTACCTACATGGATGCAACAAGGTATAATATCTTGGAACAAAGGTTCTTTAGAATTGGAGAACGGTTCTAAGATATCAGCAAACTCCACCTCATCATCTGCTGTTCGTGGTGGTTCTTATAACGTAATATTCCTTGATGAGTTTGCATTCATTCCAAATCATATTGCCGATGATTTCTTTGCATCAGTTTATCCTACGATTACATCTGGACAATCAACCAAAGTTATAATTGTATCTACACCACGAGGTATGAACCACTTCTACCGAATGTGGCACGATGCAGAAAGACAGAAGAATGAATATGTTCCCACTGATGTTCATTGGTCTGAAGTTCCTGGTAGAGATGCTGTATGGAAAGAACAAACAATTGCAAACACATCAGAGCAACAATTTAAAATTGAGTTTGAGTGTGAATTTTTAGGATCTGTTAATACTCTTATTAGTGCATCAAAACTCAAAAATTTAGTATATGAAACTCCCATTCAACGAAATGCTGGTCTTGATATTTACGAAAATCCAGTTAAAGAACATAATTATATAATTACGGTTGATGTTGCACGAGGACTTGGTAATGATTACTCGGCATTCATAGTTTTTGATACAACACAGTTTCCATACAAGATCGTAGCAAAATATAGAAACAATGAGATAAAACCTATGTTGTTTCCAAATATTATTCATGATATTGCTAAGGCGTATAATCAGGCATTTTTACTAATAGAGGTTAATGATATTGGTGATCAGGTTGCAAGTATTCTTCAATACGATTTAGAATATGATAATATTCTTATGGCTACCATGAGAGGAAGAAATGGTCAAATAGTAGGTCAAGGATTTTCTGGTAAAAAAACTCAACTGGGTGTAAGAATGACATCTGCTGTTAAAAAATTGGGATGTTCTAATTTAAAAACTCTATTAGAGGATGATAAAATATTAACTTGTGATTATGATATCATATCTGAATTGACTACATTTTCACAAAAACACAATTCATTTGAGGCAGAAGAGGGATGTAATGATGATTTGGCAATGTGCTTAGTTATATTTGCTTGGTTAGTCGCACAAGATTACTTTAAAGAGATGACTGATCAAGATGTAAGAAAGAGAATATATGAAGAACAAAAGAATGCCATAGAACAAGACATGGCACCTTTTGGTTTTATTTCAGATGGATTTGAAGATATGGATAGTTTTGTTGATAAGGATGGAGATAGATGGCATATAGATGAATATGGAGATCGTTCTTATATGTGGGACTATCGATGAAAAAATGCATGTAAATAAAGGAAATAATAAATATTTCTAGAATAAATTTGGATTGCGAGAGGAAATTAAGATGCCGTTAAACCTAGCATCTCCTGGAATTCTGGTAAGGGAAGTTGACCTAACCACAGGAAGGGTTGACCCCACAACAGATAAGATTGGTGGAATTGTAGGGCCTTTTTCACAAGGCCCAGTAGCAGAACCTACACTTATTGCTAACGAAAATGAATTGCTTAATACATTTGGGCAACCATATGATGTAGATAAACACTATGAAACATGGTATAGTGCATCATCATACTTAGCATACGGTGGACAATTAAATGTTGTCAGAGCAGATGATAGTGGGTTGAAAAATGGATTTGTTGGAGAGGCTGCAAATGTAAAAATTAAAAGTGTCGAACATTATGAGGAATTGGGATATGATACTACTGTTCTTTCAACAGTAACCGTTGCTGCAAAAAATCCAGGAACTTGGGCAAATGGAATTAAAATTGGAATTATTGACAGTTCAGCAGATCAAATACTAGAAGGAGTAGATGTTGCAAGTCCAGAAGCTAAAGCAGCAATTGCCGTTGGTTATGGAGTAACTCAAGCAGTTCCAGATGGCACTGTTGTTTCAAAAACTGGAGTTGGTGCTGGATCAACAGAATTAATAGATGGTCACTTTAAGGGTATTGTAACTAAGGTTGGTACTACTACCATAGATGTTAAATTTCTTAGTCATGTATCCTCTGCAGGAACCGAAACTCAAAAAGATTATAATAGCATTTATAAATTTAGTTCAACAGGAAGTGTTGCTATTCATACTAATGGTTTTGCAGCATCATATGCTTCAACATCTTATACATCTTCCAAAGATTGGTTTGATCAACAAGAACTTGAAATTTCTACTGCAACTAGTGGAAATGCATCAACCACTTACAACACTGTAAAATGGAATACATTATCTGAGAAACCAGGAACCTCTGATTATGCGAGTGCTAGAGGTGCTAGATTTGATGAAGTTCATGTAGTCGTAATTGATGCTAAAGGAACAATTTCTGGTAATGCAGGAACAATTCTTGAAAAACATTTAAATCTTTCAAAAGCAAAAGATGCAGAATTTTCTGTTGGATCTCCTTCTTATTGGAGAAAATACCTTCAAACTGGTTCTGAGTACATTTTTGGTTTAAGTGAACCAACAGGAGTTGTAACCACTGGATATAGCAGTGCATTTACACTTGATGGTGATGGTGGATGGGATCAAGATGCAGAAGGAGTTATCTTTAATAGTATTGGTACATTAAATTCTGAATTAACAGGTGGTTTAAATTATGGTGGAAAGACGGATCTTACCACTACAGGAGCACTTGATTCTGGATTGGATGATATTGTTGGTGTTAATGGATATGGTTTATTTGAAAATGATACTGTAGTAGATGTAGATTTTCTTATTCAAGGATCTTCTAAAGGTGGTGAAAATGAAACAAGAGCACTCGCTACTAAATTAATTGCTATTGCTGAGAAGAGAAAGGATGCGATTGCATTCATATCTCCTTATAGAGCAGCAATGATATCTGATACATCAGATCAAAGTGCTGCAACTATTTTAGATAATGATACAATTACTGATAATGTAATTAATTTCTTTGACCCAATAACATCTTCTTCATATGCCGTATTTGATACTGGATACAAGTATATGTTTGATAGATTTACTAATACATTCAGATACATTCCACTTAATGCTGATATTGCTGGAACTTGTGCTAGAACTGATATCAATCAATTCCCTTGGTTCTCACCTGCTGGAACAGCGAGAGGTTCAATTCTTAATGCTGTTAAATTAGCATACAACCCAACTAAATTACAAAGAGATCGTCTTTATTCTGCAAGAATAAATCCTGTTGTTTTCCAACCTGGAGCAGGAATAATTTTATTTGGTGATAAGACTGGATTTGCTAAGGCATCTGCCTTTGATAGAATAAATGTTCGTAGATTGTTTATCTTCCTTGAAGATGCAATTTCTGCTGCTGCAAGAGATCAACTCTTTGAGTTCAACGATGAGATTACAAGAACTAACTTTGTAAACATTGTTGAACCATTCCTACGTGATGTTCAGGCTAAACGAGGAATTTCAGATTATGTGGTTATTTGTGATGAAACCAATAACACTGGTGCTGTGATTGATGCAAATGAATTTATCGCAGATATATACATTAAGCCTGCAAGATCAATTAACTTCATTGGTCTAACATTCGTTGCCACTAGAACTGGCGTTTCATTTGAAGAAGTAATCGGTAGCGTTTAAGTAATTAAGAGGTTTAAAGACAATGCCAAGTAGAGTTCAACAGAACAGTATTCCACTAAGAAAAATTAGTGATTTTAAGAGTAGATTAATCGGTGGTGGTGCTAGACCTAATCTATTTGAAGTAGAGTTAGCATTTCCAGATGCGGTTGCAGTAGACAGTGAAGTTTTAGCAAAAGCTAGAATTTTAGTTAAAGCAGCAGCACTTCCAGCATCATCGATTGCTCCTATCGAAATTCCATTTAGGGGTAGGATACTAAAAATTGCTGGAGATAGAACATTTGAAACATGGACTATTACAGTAATTAATGATACTGATTTTATAATTCGTTCAGCTTTTGAAAAGTGGATGAACACTATCAATAAATTAGATGATGCCACAGGTATTACTAACCCTGCTGATTATCAAAAAGATGCTATAGTTCATCAATTAGATCGTGATGGAGGAGTTCTTAGATCTTATAAGTTCTGGGATATTTTTCCAACTAATATTTCTGCTATTGATATGAGTTATGAAACAACTGATACCTTAGAAGAATTTACTGTAGAAATGCAAGTTCATTGGTGGGAAGCATTTAAAGGAACCAGTTCTTCAGCTGGCGGTGAAAATATACGATAAATAGTGCTATAATAGTAGTAAAAAGATTATACTATGGCCAGACTTTTTGGATTTTCAATTGGTGACAAGGAAAAAAAATCCCCTTCTGTAATATCCCCAGTTCCTCAAAATAATGAGGACGGGGTTGATAATTATATTAGTAGTGGATTTTACGGATCCTATGTTGATATAGAAGGTGTTTATAGAACCGAATTTGATTTAATAAAAAGATATCGTGAGATGGCATTACATCCAGAGTGTGATGGTGCCATTGAAGATGTTATTAATGAAGCAATTGTTAGTGATTTGTATGATTCTCCAATAGAAATTGAATTATCAAATTTAAACGCAAGTGATAAATTAAAAAAAGTAATTAGAGAAGAGTTTAAAAATATAAAAGAAATATTAGATTTTGATAAAAAATCTCATGAGATACTAAGAAATTGGTATATTGATGGTAGGATATATTATCTGAAAGTAATTGATATGAAAAAACCCGAAGAGGGGATTAAGGATTTAAGATATATTGATCCTATGAAAATGAAATATGTTCGTCAAGAAAAAAAGAAATCTAAATCTCAACAAGTCTTAGATATGAACAGAGGTTCTGATAGTGCTGCGAAGTATGTAGAACCAGAAATAGAAGAATATTTCATTTACACACAAAAACCAAGTTATCCATCAGGAATGATAAGTGGTACTGGTGGAAATAAAGGTGTTAAAATTGCAAAAGATTCTATCACTTATGTAACCTCTGGTCTCATAGATAGAAATAAAGGAACAGTTCTTTCATATCTTCATAAAGCAATTAAGGCACTTAATCAACTTCGTATGATTGAGGATAGTCTTGTTATATACAGATTATCAAGAGCACCAGAAAGGAGAATATTTTATATTGACGTAGGCAATCTACCAAAGGTAAAGGCAGAGCAGTACCTCAGAGAGGTAATGAGTCGTTATAGAAATAAACTCGTATATGATGCTAATACTGGTGAAGTTAGAGATGATAGAAAATTCATGTCCATGATGGAAGATTTTTGGTTACCAAGAAGAGAAGGTGGTCGTGGAACAGAAATAACTACACTTCCAGGTGGACAAAATCTTGGAGAACTTTCTGATATTGAGTATTTTCAAAAGAAACTTTATAGAGCACTTGGTGTTCCCGAATCAAGAATTGCTGCAGAAGGTGGATTTAATTTAGGACGTTCATCAGAAATTTTAAGAGATGAACTTAAATTTTCTAAGTTTGTAGGACGTTTAAGAAAACGTTTTGCACACATGTTTACAGATATGCTTAAGACGCAATTAATTCTTAAAAATATTGTTACTCCAGAAGATTGGGAACTCATTAGTGAACATATTCAATATGATTTCTTATATGATAATCAATTTGCAGAATTGAAACAAACTGAAATGTTAAATGAGCGTTTAGGCTCACTTGCAACCATTGAACCGTATATTGGAAAATATTATTCTAATGAATGGGTTCGTAGAAATGTTCTTCGTCAAACTGATAGTGAAATGGTAGAAATGGATGATCAAATAGAACAGGAAATTAAGGATGGTATTATACCAGATCCAAATGCAATTGATCCTATAACTGGTGAACCATTACCAGCAGAAGGAGAAATGGATACACTGGGAGATGTTCCATTAGAACCAGATGGTGCCATTACTAATGGTCAATTGGGAAAAGATACTAAGAAAGCAGAGATATAAATAAAGAATAGGAATATAATAATTTTTTATGGAAGAACTTGTTAATTTGATAGCTAATGATGCGGCCGCAGCTGAAATTAGTGATGGTATAAAGGATGTATTGTTTGCAAAAGCAGCATCAAAAATTGATGCTCAAAAATCAAGTATAGCACTTTCTATGTTTGATACTAATGTTGAAGCAGAACCAGAACCAGAACCAGCAGAGGAGGAATAATGAACATATTACTTAAAGGAAGTGAGATAACTGTACCTTTAGTAGCCGCTGCATCTAGTTTTAGTGAGGCAACTGTCGTTCGTCTTGCTAATCCAAGCACTACTGATCGAGTTATTACTGTTACTGAGACTAGAGGTGGATCTACTGTAGGCACCTTCACTCTTTTGGCAGACTCTACTGAATTTTTAGAAAAAGAACCTACCCATGTAGTTTTCGTTGCTGGAGGCACTGATTGCTTGGGTACTAAAGTAGGATTTACAAACTAAGAAAATGAAACTTATTACGGAAGAAATTTCAAGCGTTAAATTTATCACCGAAGGAAAGGGTGCTAAAAAGAAAATGTATATTGAAGGAGTTTTTCTACAAGGAGATCTGAAAAATCGTAATGGTAGAATGTATCCTGTAGCAACTCTTGCAAGAGAAGTTAACAGATACAATGAAGCATTTGTTGGAAAAGGTCGTGCACTTGGAGAACTTGGTCATCCTGAAGGCCCAACTGTAAATCTTGATCGGGTTTCTCATAAAATTACTTCACTAAAACAAGAAGGAAATAATTTTATTGGTAAGGCACAATTACTTGAAACACCTATGGGTAAGATTGCAAAATCTTTAATCAATGAAGGTGTCACTCTTGGAGTTTCCTCTCGTGGAGTTGGATCACTAAAAGAAGATCGAGATGGTTGTAAGGTTGTTGGTGAAGATTTTCAGTTAGCAACTGCTGCAGACATTGTTGCGGATCCTAGTGCACCAGATGCTTTTGTGAATGGTATTATGGAAGGAAAAGAATGGGTTTGGGAAGGTGGTTCACTTCGTGAGGAACTTGTTGAAAAAACTCAAAAAACAATTAATACATTAGTTGATCAGAAAAGATTAGAAGAACATAAGTTGGATTTATTTAATAATTTCCTCTTGAATCTTTAAGTTCTATAAATAAATACAGATTAAATTAAAAATATCTAAATGTCCGTTGGTACCGATTTACAAGAAATGGAAAACGTAGTAACTAAAAATGCTGCAGCTGGAGAACCAATGCCAAGTCTAACTGGGTCAACCCCTGGTCAAACTGGTGCTGTTGAAGATCTAGGCGGCCCTACTCCACAAAATTACAAAGCTGATGATAATTCAGCAAAGTTAAATACACCTGGAAAAACTTTATCACAAGTTAGGGATGTAGTTAATAAAAAAGCAGCTAAGGCAGATCCTACACCTAGTGGTGTTAAGGAAGAAGAAGAAAAACCTGAAGATCAGGTTGTTTCTGAAGAGGAAACTACAGAAGAGGAAATCGTTGCCGAAGAAGAAACTACTGAAGAAGAAGTAGTTGCTGAAGAGGAAACTACCGAAGAAGAAGTAATTGATGTTGAAGAAGATATCAATGCTCTTATTGCTGGTGAAAAACTTTCTGAAGAATTTCAGGAAAAAGCACGTACTATTTTTGAAACTGCAATTAAGTCTAAAGTTTCAGAAATTAAGGAAGAACTTGAGAAGGAGTATGAGCAATCATTAACCGAACAGGTTGAAGCTATCAAAGAAGAAATTACTGATAGAACTGATGCTTATCTTGAGTACGTTGCTGATGAGTGGATTGCAGAAAATCAACTCGCAGTAGAACATGGACTTAAAACAGAAATGACAGAATCATTCTTAGTCGGAATGAGAAGTCTTTTTGAAAATCATTATGTAACAATCCCTGAAGAAAAATATGATGTTCTCAACAGTATGGTTGAGAAATTAGATGAAATGGAAGATAAACTCAACGAGCAAATTAATAAAAATGTTGCTCTAACAAAGAGACTTGCGGAATCAACTTCCGATGTAATTCTTGCAGATGTATCTGAAGGTCTTGCACTTTCCCAAAAGGAAAAACTTGCTTCTCTTGCTGAAAATGTTGAGTTTGATAGTGAACAATCCTATCGTGAGAAACTAGGAACATTAAGGGAATCTTATTTCCCAGCTAATCCTGGAACTCAGAGAGACAAGACAGAAACAATTTCAGAAGGTACGGCAGAGGCACCTAAGACAAATTCAAGTCTTATGGAAACCTACTTACAGACATTGGGAAGAGTCTCTAAAAAATAATTTTTTAATTATTGATCAAACTAAAACTTTTAAAGAGGTAATTTTAAATGCAAGCCCCTATTAATTCAGAGGCTCTGCAGGAGAAATGGGCACCCATTCTAGATCATGATGGTATGGGTGATATCAAAGATCACCATCGTAGATTGGTAACTGCTCAACTCCTGGAGAATCAAGAACAAGCACTCAGAGAGGAAAGAGAATTTCTTTCTGAAACACCAACTAACAGTACTACATCTGGTTCCGATCCAGGTTTAGGTGCTGCCACAACAGGTGCAATGCAAGGTTTCGACCCTGTACTAATTTCACTTATTCGTCGTTCAATGCCAAACTTGGTCGCATATGACCTTGCTGGTGTTCAACCAATGAGTGGTCCTACTGGACTTATTTTCGCAATGCGTTCACGCTACTCTTCAAATAGTGGCACAGAAACATTCTACAATGAAGTAGATTCCGCTTTCTCAGGACAGAATGAAGGTTTCGACCTTACTAGTGGTCAAACTCAAACAGCTGTTGGTTTAGGTACTACTGCACAGAGTGGTTCAAATCCTGGTGCTCTAGATGGTACATTCCCACAAACTGGTGATGGTACTACCTACAACGTAGGTCAAGGTATGCGTACAGACGACGCTGAAGATCTAGGTACATCTGGTGATAACTTTAACGAGATGGCATTCTCAATCGAGAAAGTCACCGTTACAGCGAAGTCCAGAGCACTAAAGGCAGAGTACAGTTTAGAACTTGCTCAAGACCTTAAGGCA